TAATAATTGACAAACTCAGAAATGGAACACACCAATGAAAAGTGTAGCTATAGTATTTGCATTGTTAATGTTTAACTCTCAAGGAGATCCTAATGATTGGAAAACAGCAAACGAATTTATGTATACTGACAACCTCAGTTCTTGTATGAAATTAAGACGTGAGGCTACTCGCAACACCAATGGTAAACTTACATTCAAATGTATCCAGGCAGAGGTAGAGCTTGAGGTACTTGCTATTGATAAATCATTGCATATAAATAAAATAATAAGGGAAGTTAAAAAATGATAGAAAGAAAAGAAACTAAATACATAGTAATACATTGTGCCGATACTCCAGCTGATATGGATATTGGAGTAGAAACAATTCGTAAATGGCACGTTGAAGAAAGAGGATGGTCAGACGTAGGCTATCACTACATAATAAAAAGAGATGGCAAGATAGAACCAGCAAGAGATGTTAAGCTGCAAGGCGCACACGCAGTTGCAGTTAATGATAAATCAGTAGGCATATGCCTTATCGGTAGAGGTGATAACTTTACAGAAGATCAGTTTTTCGGATTACACAATTTAATTAATACTCTTAATAGTATGTATGAAGATCTTGAAATCATTGGACACTCTGATGTAGAACCTAAGAAACCAAACTGCCCTGGGTTCGATGTCAAGCAATGGGTTCAAGACGAATTTTATGGCTAAAGGATATTCATCTGTACTTATCATTTCAGATTTACATTGCCCCTGGGAACATCCAGATGCATTTGAATTTTTAAAAACATTAAAGAAAAAAATTAAGCCAGAGTTTGTACTGAACCTGGGTGATGAGGCAGATGCTCATGCTCTATCTATGCATGATACAGATCCAGATCTTATGTCAGCTGGTGATGAGCTGATTGCTGCTAAAGAAAGACTACATGAATTAGAAAAAATTTTTCCAGAAATGACACTACTACATTCTAATCACTCTTCATTAATATACAGAAGAGCATTGAAACATGGAATGCCTAGAGCTTATTTAAAAAATTATAATCAATTCCTGGATGTAGGCCCAGGATGGAAATGGGTAGACGATATTAACTTTTCATTATCAGATGGATCAGAGGCATTTGCTACACATGGCATGGCAGCTGATGGTATAAAGTTAGCAATGCAATATGGTAAGAACGTAATCCAGGGCCATTTCCATTCTAAGTTTTCTATACAATACTTTTCAAATCCAGATAAATTAATATGGTCAATGCAATGTGGATGTTTAACAAAACAAAGTTCACTTGCTTTTCAGTATGCTCGTAATTTTAAAATGAGATTTGTAATTGGTACCGGAGCTATCATCGATGGGCAGCCAAAGTTATATGCGATGAGATTAGATAAGTCTGGTAGATGGGATGGGGAGATTGTCTAAACAAAAGTTTACAACATACATTCCTCATGAACCTATCTTTCACAAAACAAATATTGGAAGGAACCCTAGCAAAGCAAAGATGAACAAAGCAAAACGTAGAAGTTTTAAAAAGTATAGGGGCCAGGGCCGGTAATGAAATCAGTTACCATCAATGGACACAAACATATTTTTTTAAAATTAAATTGGATTGATATTGTCGGAGCATCAACGTTAGAAGGTGACGTAGATTTCCAGAGAATGAAATGCGCCAACATTACGACAGAGGCTTATCTGTATGATACCTTTGAATTAGATGGTAGAGAATTTGTTAGAACGTTTGCATCCTACTCATTAGACGATGACTTTGGATATGGGGATAGAAACTGTTATCCGATTGAAGTGTTCGATAAACGCAGCCAAAAAGCCATCAGAGATGCTCTCAGATTGATGAAATAGGGTGTCCTGGTATGATTGGTCATCTAAATAAACAACCCTCTGTAAAGCTCTCTAAATCATTTTAAAGGCAAAGTGTTCGGTATGTTCTCTACTGCACCTAGTAATCCAGCACAATAGCTACCAAACACTACATAATCATAATAAAAAAATCTATCTAGCTCTACTCCATCCTTCTTTAGAATGGTTCTATGTTCAAAAAGATTATGCTCATATGGATCTTCGCATTGCTCTTCTGTAACCTGGACAGGATGCATCATATATAATTCAGATCCTACTCCCAGGTACAGAATTAAAACAAAAAGTTTCACGTTCTACAAAGTTGTACTAGCTGCTTAATTATATCTTGAATTCTATCTTTCAATCTTGATATAATCTTGTCCTTTAATTTTACGTTTTCATACAGGGCCACAACCTCTTGCTCTTTTTTAGATAGCTTAGTCTGTAGCTCTCCATTCAAATCTTGATGGCCCTTGTTTATTGTTTTAAGATTATTGTTTTCTTCTGTTAGTCTATCTATTTCTTTTGTCTGATCAGTTACCACTTATATCCTCCTTTGGATTTTTGAGTAGAGTATGCTCAATCTTATCTCGATGAGTTTCAATCCATAATTCCTCGTATGGTCTGATCTCTACATTCTGAGGAAACATTGGACTATGTTCTAATTTAGAAAGCTCTGGTGATCCAGCTGTATAAAATTTTTGGTATTGATCTACATGAGGTTCTTCATTACCTGGGATAGTAATAACAACTACATCCTCAACACCATTGAATGCCTCAATCAAACCTTTGATAAATTCTTTTCTAAATCTACTCTTAAAAATTTTCATTGTAATATCTCAATGCCTCTAGGTTTAGCTGGATATACTTTGATAAGATTATCTCTTTCAAGTAAACGCAGCATTCGATGAACGTTAGAATGTACACACTCCATATGCCTAGCACATTCTCTTACAGTAGGAGGTACCTCTTCCTTCTGCACATATCCTTTTATAAACTTAAATAGTTTTAGTTGCTTTTTAGTTATCATTAGATTTGACATTACCTAGCTCCTTTTTAATTTTCTGGAATTCTTTAATCATCAAATCATAAGTAACTTGATCTACTTCTTTTAAGTTATTCCAAGAATGTAATTGATTGTTTTCTTGCTCTTCTAGCATTGCTAATTTTTTATCAAGATCCATTGACTTATCTTGTGCAATACCTTTAGCACCTCTTACTTGAGTTCTTGCGTACTCTTTCCATTTATTTAGATCGTCAACTCTCTTGTCCTGGTTAGCATTACCATCATCATCCTCACTAGGTAATCCATAGATAGCCTGGAGAGAATATCTTTTTGCATATGTAATGGCAGATCCCAGGGCCTGGCTATCTGCATAATTATTATTCTTAGGTACAACTAAGTATCTAGATTTAATTACATCACTACATTCATCATGCATTAATATTGTTGTAACGTACATAGTAGTATCAATCACACCATCGATGTTTTCTTTTTCATAATCAATAGTCTGTGTAAATGCTAATCCATGTTTGGCCCCTTGATTAGCAGCTGCAATTACATCTTCTAATCCAGCATAGCTTGATTTAAAATAAGGATTTTTTTTATCTTTAATAGCTACATGGGCCTCTTCCTGGAAGGCACTTAAAGCCTCTACTAATTTATTAGTGTTTGGTTTCGTCATCGTCATCTTGTCCTGGTTCTTCTGGTTCATCATTTCCTCCTGGTTTAATTACATTAATTGTGAATATTTGATTTTGTATCCTAAGACCTTCGATAGCTGCAAAGGCAACATACTCAATAAGCTCTTCAATAAAATCTTGCTCAAGATCAAGGCCGGTTTTTTCATAAAGTTTTTTTTGAAAAATTTTAGCAGCCTCTTTCCGAGCAAGAATGTAAGCATTGATTTGAAATAATGTTTTAGGATCATGCATCTATTTGTTTTAGACTAAACCTCCTGGATACTGTAGGTGGTTCATCCTTTAACTGTATTGTTTTAGTTTTAACTCTCTTCATTGTAGTATGTTTTATTTCATACCCATTACACAGAGCTACCTCATTCTCACCTAAGATTTCTTTTATCCTGGTAGAAACTTCATCCTCTATTTCTTTACCAGCTGATATAGTTTTCTTAGCTGCAAGAAAATCATCTATAAGTTTTGGTAATTCATTATTAGTAGATAGATCTGTAACATCCTTAGATCCATTACCTTTAATAAATTTAGATGCCTCTTTACTAGATCCCATTTTGTACCAAAGATTTTTACCTTCCATGATACCATCTAATCTGTAAAAGAATTCTGTAGCAGCATCTATTAACTTAGTCTGCATCTCTTTAGTTGGTTTATAAACAAACCATTGCAGCTCCCAGCCTTTACAAAGTCTAACTAATATTGCGTATTGATATTTAGTAGTTAGCATCTGGGCCTGGACTTGCATCTGATAGATCTCAGATACAGGATCAGTAGCAGCTCCAGAATAATTTTTAATCTCAACCACACCCAATCCACTTAGGCTGTGGGAGGTGCCTAAGTAGTCAGTTAAGTTTAAAACACCTTTGATATTAATAATACCATCCAGGCTGCTACCGATCTTTCCTCCATCAACATCATAAAAGAAAGCCTCGGTGCTAATGCCAAACTCTAGAGGGAGCTTTTCTCCGGCAACTTTTGTGATTTGATCTTGGAATAGTTTAAAGATGGCCGGTTCTAAAAAAGTACCAGCCTGTACTTTAGGATTGTTAGCTAAGTCATTGTTAGCCTCCTTCCCTTGTAAGGCATCTTTTGCCTTTTCCAACTCCTCATTCGGAGAGTTGAAACCTATGTAACCTTTATCAGTTAATACTACTTTTGGTAAACTACTCGAACCAATTTCTCTTCTGGCATATGATGTAAGTTTCATTAGATACCTCCCATCATTCCATAGTACGATGCACACTTATCAGACAACGCACACATAAATATTGTGAAAAAATATACTGCTACTAACATTAAAAGAAATGCAGCGCACTCTACAGCAAACATAATTTGCTCTTTATATTTTTTAATTAGACTTATCATTTTTACTCCTTTGTTAATTGGTGTCCAAATGATCTCATATAGTTTATCTTTTAGACACATATTGTTTATATTTCTAATGAACATTAACAGAACATCTGTTCATGTAATTTCTTACAGTAGAAGGGTACCAAGTATTAGATCTCTTACTAGCTGTAGGAATTCCTCTTGCATTAAGAGCATTAGCAATACCTTGTAATGATGTTACTCCATACTTTTTAAGATCTGCAATAATAGTATTGATGACAACAGCTTTACGATCTGCCTCTTGCATCTTAGATTTGTTACCTTTTTTTGCAGCTTGTTTTAGGTTCTTAGTATTACCTAAAGTAACACCTCTCTTCTTAGCCTGGGCCAAAGCAGCTTTAGTATTTTTTCTTAACGTATCTAAATACTGTTCAGCTACAGCAGCTAAAACTTGTATTGTAAATTTATTAACTGAAGGCATATCACAACACACAAACTCAATCTTGCTTTCCATTAATGATGCTGTGAATGCTAAGTTACGAGATAGTCTATCAAGTCTAGCTATAACTAAGATTGCTTTTTCTTTTTTACATAGCTCCAGGGCCTGTGTTAGTTGTGGTCTATTATTTTTAGATCCACTTTCCTCTTCCTGGAATACTTGCAGCAACTGATCATTCTTAACAAACTCATTAATAGTTTGTAATTGATCACTAGCTCCATAACCTTGCTTACCTTGTTTGTCTGTACTAACTCTAGTGTAACCTACATACTTAATCATTTTGCTCTCCTCTCTTTTAAAAGTTTCATTGCATATTTGTAGCCTTCATTATCTTCATAAAAAGTTAAATCAGCTTTGGCATTAATTTTGATATTTAGAAGATCAATGTTACTCATAGATCTAAATTGTTTCTTCCAGGCATTTTCATATGCTTTAGAAATAATACCACCAACAATTAAGTTATGAGTTTGAACTGTATTGATAGGCCCAGCTACTTTCCATTTACCCTGGTATTCATTACTTAGAATGATAGGTGTTTTTTTACCTTGTTTGATTTTTTTCTTATCAATAAAGCTCTCTTCTATTTTATGCAGCATATCTCTAACTCTTTTGTATGCTCTAGGTTCAACGTAAAGCTCTATTTTTTGATGTTTAAAATCCTTTGGATCCATATGATTAGTTTTGAATTCAAAGTATTTCTTTTTCTTTTTAACCATGTTTCCTCCCTTTGTTAATGGTCTTATATTGTTCATGTATAATAATATATATATTAAATATATATTTTCAAGCATCTTAACAAAATAAAGGAAAAATAAATGCAACCTCAATTAACCCCCATTTATCTGAAGTTTCCGAGCAAACTGAAGGATAAGTTAAAAAAAGAGGCTAAGAAAAACAGGGTATCGATGGTGAAATTCATAACCGATGCTGTTGAATTAGCTTTAAACTCAAAACCACAATATCAAAAGAGAGGAAAAAATGTCAGATAAAATAAATCCAGATCATTACAAAAACAATTCAATAGAAACTTGTGATGCTACATTCTCACAACTATCAGAGGCAGAAATACTTGGGGCCTGTAAGTTTAATATAGCTAAGTACATATTCAGAGCTGGTAAAAAAGTACAAACGTTAGAAGGTACCAGGGATGATGTTGGCAAGGCCCATTGGTATTGTGAGAGATTGCTGCAAGAGCTTACTAACATGATCAATAAAAGAAAAAAAACAAAACGAAAAGATCCAACTGAAATTGATTTGGATGATTTAACAGAGGATGATCTACAGGAGCTGCTTGATCCAACATACAAAAGAAAGAGCAAGGTAGTAGATTTTAAAAAGAAGGAGGATCACAATGGCGACACCAATACCAAATAACGTTATACGACCACCAAAAGGTACAGAGTATAAAATCAAAAATGGTAAACCCATAAAGGTAATTGAAAACAAACCAAAGCCAAATAGTACAGAGATGAGAATATCAATCCTGGAGCATCAACAAAAACAAATCCAGGATGAGTTAGCGATGCTAAGACAATTCAACAACAGCAAAGTTAAACCAGCTAAGAATAGATTGTTCTTGAAGGATGTATTGATTGCTGTCTGTAAGTACACAGATCTCAATCCTCATGATATTTTATCTCCGGATAGAACAGCTTACTTAGTTAGGGCCAGAAGTTTATTCATGAATTTGTGCCTGGAGCTTACAGGCTATGGAGTAACATTCATTGGTAGAAAGTGTGGTATGCGAGATCATACAACTGTCTGCTATCATGAAAAACAAAAGGCAGAGAGAAAGGGCCATTGGTCACTAAGCAAGGATACAGGCATAAAGTTATGGGCAGACTACGAACAAATTAGAAAGCAACTACTTGATGCCAAAAAAGAAAGCTGATTATGGTAAGGGCAAGACACCTGGTGCATTTTGTGTGCTGCCACAACGAGCTGTCGTAGATCCACGTTTTAAGACTTATCCTAGAACGTTCATGATCCTGGCTTGTCTTGGTAACTACACATCAAGAACCGGTGTCTGTTGGCCTAATCAAATCACTATAGCTAAGAACCTACACATAACCCAATCAACTGTATCTAAGCACATACAGAAACTAATTGAATGGGGTTACATAAGGTATGCGAAGAAACATCCTGGACTAAAAGGTAACAAATACTTTATGGTGTTCCAGGAGGATATTACTGAAGAGGATGCGAAGGCAACAGCTACAGTAAATGATAGATCCTTTGAAGAGAGTGTAGATATTCCGAAAGGCCCCCTTATGAATAAAAACAGTAATAGTAAATATTCCTCCAGAGTGAATAATAAGATAGCTACTAAAAAGACAGATATGCACTCTAGTGAATATGTAGATATTCCCTCAGAACGACTACATAACACTCCAACTAACAATACATATATTCTTAATAGTAGTAGAGCTATATGTAATGGTTATGTAAAACTGTGTGAAGAAATATTCGGACAGCACAAACAATACGATATGAAACAGGAAGATTTGGTAAAAGATTGGATTGTTAAAGGTTTAACTGTAGAGGCAGCTATGATCTCAATGAGAAGAACCATACAATGGAGAAGAGATAACAGAAGAGATTGCCCTGGTACTCTGTATTTCTTTAAGGATGTATTCTTTAAGAAAGACAAGGCTTATAATAAGCAGCTAAACGTACAGGATATGATCAAGAAACTATCTAGGAAGATGAAGATGCCTAGGTAACAATATATTTACAAAACGTAAACGTTCCTATATGATTTATAAATGCAGAAGAAATAAAAGATACCTGGCAGAATACCTGGCTTTTTACTTTGTAAAAAGTTGCATACCCTTGCCCCCTGGGGTGCGTATATCTATAGGGGGGTATCTCACAATTTTTTTGCAGAAAAAACATGAAATAAACTAACGAGGAAATATATGTCTAAACCAACATCAAGCAATAAAGGTTTTAAGTTTTATAAAGCTGCATCTATTCCAGAAGGATTAGAAGTAATTATAGAAACTTGGCCTGGCGCAAACTACAATAAAGAAAAAGGAATATACGAACCGGTTCCAGGTAGATTAGATACGAAGATCTACAAGAAGGATCCTACCAAAGAATATGGTAAAGGTGATCCTGTTTTATTCTTTAGTACATTTGAGAATAAGGATGAACCTCCTGTAAACCTGGCAGCTGAACAAGCTGATCATAAGGAAGAAATGGATGACGACATCGGTTTCTAAAAAAAGGATCGTAAAGCCTCCCCTGGATCGTTTCGGTGGTGTCCGAGTGGTTCAGAGGAGGATAAGGAAGTCAGAAGTTATCGAGCATAACAAAGATAACGTGGCCCAGGAATTGATCGATATAGCTACGTCTAATATTGACGAGATTATGTATTGGGATGACCAGGGCAATGTGAATATTAAAGATCCAAAGAATATTCCTAAAGCAGCAATCAAAGCTATAAAAAAAATTAAAATGACACCAACTAAGAATGGGCCACAGATAGAAGTAGAGCTGCATGATAAAGTTTCTGTATTAAGAGTGTTAGCTAAAGCAACAGGATTATTAGAACAGGAACAGGATGCAGATAAGCCTAGTGTAGTACAAATCAATATGAGTGGGCCAGAAGAACCTAAAATAGTAGAGGCTGAATATGATGAGATTAATAAACCACAAGGAAGTAGAGAAGATCCAAGTGGCGATGTTGAAAAAACAAATTAGTGATCGTGAATGCGCCAGGCTTTGTGGTCGTTCTATAAAAGATTACAGGGATATAGTGTTTAGAAGAAAGCAAGAAGAAGATAGTAGAATTCAATCAATAGTAAAGGCAATCACAAATGAATGACGCAATAACAAATCTTAATTTAGATTTTAGTACATCACCAACAGTATGGAAGTTCCTACAAGATAAAAGTTTTGTAAGAGGAATTATGGGGCCTGTAGGTTCCGGCAAGTCTTATGCTTGTGCAGCAGAGATTATGATCAAAGCTGTTAATCAAGTACAAAGCCCTCGTGATGGGATCAAGTATTCTAGGTTTGTTGTAGTTCGTAATTCTTATCCGGAGTTGAGGACAACTACAATTAAAACATGGCAAGAATTATTTCCAGAGAACATTTGGGGTGCATTTAGATGGTCACCACCTTTAACGCATCATATAAAATTACCGGCAAGAGATAATGCTCCAGGCATTGATTGTGAGGTTATCTTCCTGGCCCTTGACCAGCCAAAAGATGTTAGAAAATTATTGTCAATGGAATTGACAGGAGCCTGGGTTAACGAGGCAAGAGAATTACCTAAAGCTGTTATCGATGGATTAACACACAGAGTAGGAAGGTATCCTACAAAAGCTGATGGTGGATCTAGTAATAGATTTATTATTATGGATACGAACCCAATGGATGATGATCATTGGTGGTACAGACTTGCAGAAAAAGAAAAGATGAAAGGTAAGTTTGCCTGGAAATTTTTTAAACAGCCAGGAGCTGTAGAAGAAGTTGTCCAGGAGGAGCTGCCAGAAAATCCAGAGGCTAATGGTTTTGTATTTAGTTCTGGTAAATGGTGGATGCAAAATCCTAATGCAGAAAATAAAAAAAATCTTACAGCTGGATATTACGAACAGACTTTACTCGGCAAAAATCTAGATTGGATTAGATGTTATGCCCAGGGAAAGTACACTTATGTGCAAGAGGGTAAGCCTGTTATGTCCGAATACGATGACACCTTAATGACAGAAGATTATATTGAACCGGATATACAATACCCTATCCAGGTTGGTGTTGACTTTGGTTTAACTCCAGCAGCTATCTTCGGACAGAAACTAGCTAATGGTCAATGGGTTATCTTACATGAGCTTGTAACTTTTGATATGGGCCTGGAGAGGTTTGGTTATTTATTAAAAGGTGAATTAGAAACTAGGTTTCCTAAATTCGATGTCTTAGTCTGGGGAGATCCGGCTGGACAAAAGAGAGATGAGATTTTTGAAGTTACTGCTTTTGATCATTTACGAACAATAGGATTAGTTGCTAGGCCCACAGCTACGAATGATTTTAGAGTTAGACGTGAGGCTGGTGCAGCTCCTATGAATAGACTAATCCAGGGTAAGCCAGGATTGGTTATTGACAAAAGATGTAAACGATTAAGAAAAGCATTAAGTGGTGGTTATCATTTTAAACGAGTACAAATATCTGGTGGTGAAAGATTTAAAGATCAGCCAAATAAAAATGAACATTCTCACGTTGGCGATGCATTTATGTATTTATTACTAGGTGGTGGTGAACATAAAAGATTAACCAGGGGTGGAAATAAAAATTTTACAGCATCAGTTGCTAGTGCAGATTTCGATATATTTGCATGAAGAAAAAATATTTAATTAAAGTTTGGAAAGTAGGAGAAGTAGAATTATTACAAGAGAAAGTTATAGAAGTAGAAAACGATCAATGGAAAGGATTAGTTCTACATCAGCCTGGAACAAGAGCTACAGCAGAAGAAATAAATGAACCTCAACAAACTAGAACAGATATTCAAGATCCAGGGATCAAAGATTAGTGTAGTACCATTTAGATCTTACTTATTAAAAATTATGGATCTTAATGAGTTTGATCAACTAAATTTATCACAGCCTAATTACCTGGAGTACATAGATGCAGCAGCTCAACAAGGTTATGGTTACTGTGTTATTGATAATGGTAAGCCTATGTTATGCTTTGGTGTTGTACCTTATTGGCCTGGAGTTGCAGAATTATGGTTGATACCTGATAGAAAAAAAATTTCTGAACATAAAATAAAATTTCATAAAGGCGCATTACAGTTCATGAAGTTAGTAGCTGCTGATCTAAAATTAAAAAGATTACAAGTAACTGTCAGTTCTTTAAATGTTTCTGCTCTCAAATGGATAAAAAGCATATATTTTGTAAATGAAGGACTATTGAAACATTATGGAGTAGATGGTTCTGATTATAAAATGTTTGCGAGGTACTTTTAAAACTATGGGATCATTATTCAAAATGCCAAAATATGAACCACCTAAACAAGTGGAAACATCTAATAAGTTGTTAGATGAAAGAGAGGCAAGAGCTGATGCTAATGAGAAAAGAGAAAAAAGAAAATTAGCAGCAAGATCTCGATCTAGAAGAACCCAATCTAAATTATTATTTTCTGATGAGAGAAATAATCCAGCATTGGGTGTTGCTACATCAATGACACCGGTTGACAGTATTAATCGTAATCCAATGGACACACAAACGAGGTACACATAATGGGAGGATCACCGGCAAAAATAATTAAAAAAACTATCACTAATGTTATTGGTGGAGGTGGAGATAGTTCGCCACCACCAGCTAAACCAACATCTGATATTACAGAGAGAAGAGATGAAGTTAAAAAAGTAACTGAACCAGAAGGCAAGAAATTAGTTTCTAGAAAAATTAAAAGATCAAGAAGAACAAGAGCATCATTAGCTGGAGATTTTACACAAACAGCTGCATTAGGAGCTGGTGTTAGAAATCCAGGAGCTGGTACAGGCAAAACAACTTTAGGAGCTTAGATGGATAGAGGAATACCAGATTACAAAAGAAATCCTAGATTTATAAAATTAAAAAAATCTTGTGATTGTAAAGAAGGATGTGAATGCCAAAAACAAAGAAAGAAGGAGGATGAATAATGGCTGAGTATCATACAACTAAATCTGGTAAGAAAGCAAAGAAAGGTTTGTATTACTATATTAATAGAAAAAAGAAATCTGGCAAATCAAATACAAAAGCTAAATCAACAATAAGCGATGAGGCTTATGCTAATATGAAAGCTGGATTTCCAAAACGTAAAAGAAAGAAAGGCTTGGTAACATAATGTACAAAATGAAGATGAAAAAAAAATCACCGGCTAATAAAAAATTAGCAGCACAATATGGTGATAAGAAAAAAATCACTAGAGGTGATATTATAACTGCTGCTAAAAAAAACAAAAAGGCATAACATGATTGTATTCGGACATACTCCTAGAGAATGGAGAAGAAGAGCTAAAGAACACAAATGGTTCATTGCTGCTATACTTATCTCTTTTGTTCTAGGAGGAATTATTATTTAATGGGTTATTCTAAGGAACATAAAAATCCTAGTGGTGGTTTAAATGAAAGAGGCAGAGCTTTTTTTAAAAGAACAGAAGGATCAAATTTAAAAGCTCCTGTATCTTCCGGAAAAAACCCAAGAAGAATTTCTTTCGCAGCAAGGTTCTCAAAAGTTAAAGGGCCTTTGATGAAAGATGGTAAACCAACAAGATTAAAACTTGCATTAAAAAAATGGGGTTTTGGATCTAAAGAGGCAGCTGCCAAGTTTGCTGCAAACAACAAAGCGAGTGCCTAATGCATTTAAAAGCAGAAGAAGTTTCTAAAAGATCTAAACAAGCATTCGCAGCTAAAGATAATTGGAGAACAATCTACGAGGAGTGTTATCAATATGCATTACCTCAAAGAAATCTCTATGATGGATACTACGAAGGAAACGTGCCTGGACAAAATAAAATGTCTAGAGTTTTCGATAGTACAGCAATTCATTCTGTTCAAAGGTTCGCTAATAGAATACAATCCGGTCTTTTTCCTCCCTATAAAAAATGGTGCCGGTTAGAACCTGGGAATGATATACCGGAAGAAAAACGAGGAGAGTTTCAACAATCCCTTGACGTATACTTAGATAAATTATTTTCTGTTCTTCGCCAGAGTAATTTTGATTTAGCTATAGGTGAATTTCTTCTCGATCTTTCGGTAGGTACAGCTGCAATGTTAATTCAGCCTGGAGATGATCTTAATCCTATAACGTTTACTCCTGTTCCTCAGTATCTTATTGCAATAGAAGAAGGGCCTAATGGTACAGTTGATAATGTTTATAGAAAATTAAAAATACCAGCTGATACAATTAAAAGACAATTTCCAGATGCTAATATTCCTCAAGACTTAGAAAGATTAATACAAGACAAACCACAACAAAAAATAGAATTACTAGAGGCTGTGTTAGTAGATCCACAAAGAAAAGATTATTGCTATCATGTAGTTTATGAAAAATCTAAAGATGAATTAGTATTTAGAAGAATGGATCAATCACCATGGGTAGTAAGTAGATATATGAAAGTGCCAGGTGAAGTTATGGGTAGAGGCCCATTGGTTACAGCAATTCCAGATATTAAAACTTTAAACAAGACTTTAGAATTATTATTAAAAAATGCATCACTAGCTATTAGTGGTATTTATACTGCTGCTGATGATGGTGTGTTAAATCCTAACAGTATTAAAATACAGCCAGGTGCTATTATTCCTGTAGCTCGTAATGGTGGGCCACAAGGTGCATCTTTAGCTCCATTACCAAGAGCTGGTGATTTTAATGTATCACAAATTGTTATTAATGATTTAAGAATGAATATTAAAAAAACATTATTAGATGATACTCTACCTCCAGATAACATGAGTGCTAGATCTGCAACAGAGATTGTAGAAAGAATGAAAGAGTTAGCACAAAACATGGGAGCTGCGTTTGGAAGATTGATTACAGAAACAATGGTTCCAATTATTAGACGTACATTACAGATAATGGATGAAAAAGGTTTGATACAACTACCTCTAAAGATAGATGGTTTGGAAGTTAAAGTTGTACCAATATCACCTCTTGCCAAGGCCCAAAACTTGGATGAGGTAAATGAAGTTATGCAATTCTTCCAAATTGCAAACTCACTTGGCCCAGGTGGGATGGCTGAAGTAAAACCGGATGCTATTGCTGCTTTCGTAGGAGATAAACTTGGCATTGCTGCTAAATTAAGAAACTCTGAAGAAGAAAAGCAACAGATCCAACAACAAGCTATGGCTATGATGCAAAATCAAATGATGGCGCAGCAACAACCTCCTGGACAAGATGCAGCTCAAGCTCCTACTCCAGAAGAACCAGCGATGGCTTTGGAGGAAGAGGCTAGAGCATAATGGCAGATATTAATACTCCAGGATGGGAAGGATTAGAAACTCTTGGTGTTCAATCTAAAGATGATCAGATTGAATTAGATAAAGCATATGCTAGAACCTTTGATACCGAAGAAGGAAAAAAAGTTTTAGAACATTTAAAATCTAAAACATTAAGTCAACCAACATGGGTACCAGGATCGGAACCATCTTTTGGATATGCAAGAGAAGGACAGAATTCTGTTATCCGAGATATTTTAATGCGAATGGAAAGGGCAAAAAATGAGTGATGAAATAAATCAAGATGGTCTTACAGCAGAGGCACCAGCAAAAGAACCAGAAGTAGAAAATCCAGAAGAAAATGTTGTACCTCATAAAGTAGATGATCAACAAGAAAATGTTAGTGAACCAAAAGAAGAAACAACAGAACCAGCTGAAAAGCCAGAAGGTTTAGAAGATAAGTTCTGGGATAAAGATAAAGGTCAAGTTAAAACAGAAGATCTAAATAAATCTTATCTTGAATTACAAAAACAATTTTCTATGGGTAAACATAAAGCTCCTAAAGAATATGACTTAGAAGTTTTAGAAGATGTTGATGTAGACAATGATGAGTTAGCACAATTCTTTATGGATTGGACTAACAAATATAAACCAACACAAGGTGCATTTAATGAGCTTGTAAGTAAGTTTAAAGAATTATCTGTAGCTCAAGAACAAGAAGATAGTATTGATGTTGCAGCAGAGAAACAACAGTTAGGCCCTAATGCAGATCAAATTGTAAAAGGTACTGTAACCTGGATGCAAGGTTTAGTAGCTAAAGGTATTTGGTCAGAAACTGATTTTGAAGAAGGTAAAATATTTACTGCTACAGCAGATGGTATTAACGCAATAAATAAAATTAGACGATATTATGGCGAACAAACAATACCAACAGCTCCTACAGATGTAGATGGACAGCCTTCAAAAGAAGAGTTATTTGCATTAGTTGCTGATCCTAAGTACAAAACAGATCCAGGATTTAGAGCTAAAGTAGAGAAACAATTCGAAAGAGCTTTCCCTGGTACTGCTACAACAACCGGTGAAATATAATTTATAAAGGGTATTTACATTTTATAAAAAAAAGATTATCTTCCAAACTGAAGATAACCAAAATTTTCGTTTGGCCTTCTGGCTGGTGAGCAACTACACCATTTGTCAGCCTGGCTTATTTTACCAGACAACTGAAGTTAAAAAATAAATGTGTTAATTAAAAGGAGTGATATATGGCACAATCAATAACTAATGCTTTTGTCACACTTTTCGATGCCGAGGTAAAACAAGCATACCAGGGTGAAAGTTCACTTTTAGGATGTGTAAGGCTAAGACAGGGTGTAACAGGGCAAACGTACAAGTTCCCAAAATTAGGGAAAGGTACAGCAACAGCCAGAATACCACAAACTGACGTAACACCATTGAACGTAACTTATTCTCAAGTTACAGCTACAATGAGTGATTACAATGCAGCTGAGTATTCTGACATCTTCCATCAAGCAAAAGTAAACTTTGATGAAAGATCAGAGTTGGTTCAAGTAGTATCGAAAGCTATCGGTAGAAGAATGGATCAACTAATCATCGATGCTTTAAATGGCGCATCTTCACCTTCAACAGTTGCTAAAACTGTCGTTACAAGTGGATCTGCTGCTGCATCAAATTTAAACGTTGGTAAGCTAATAGCAGCTAAAAAAGCTCTAGATGCTAAAAACGTACCATTTGATGACAGACACATAGTGGTTCATGCTAATAACCTATCTGGTTTATTAGGTGACGAGAGAGCAATCTCTGGTGACTATGCAGCTGTAAAAGCTTTAGTATCTGGCGAGATCAACACTTTCTTAGGCTTTAGATTTTATGTCTTAGGCGATAGAGATGAAGGTGGCTTACCATTATCAACAAACGACAGAAGTATATTTGCGTTCCATAGATCAGCAATAGGTATGGCAACTAATATGGCACAAAAAACTGAGATCAACTACGTTCCGGAGAAAACTTCGTTCTTAGTTAACTCTATGTTTAGTGCTGGTGCTGTAGCGATTGATGACGAAGGTATCGTTAAAATAACTGCTGACGAAAGCTAATAGAGGAGGGTTAATAATATGGCTTATGATAAAACAAACCTACAACCAATAGGTGGACAAAGTAAAGCTGGTAATGCTCCTCAAATGTGGAGTTACACAGCTCCTGGTACTGATGCGATTGCTGACATTAATACAGAAGGGTATTTCAACAATGCCTCTGATGTATTAAAAGTTGGTGATTTAATTCATGTATGGGATAGCTCTGTACCTACTTCAACTTTGGTAACTGTGTTATCAAATGCAAGTGGAGTAGTTGATGTATCTGATGGAACAGCTCTATCAGTTGCAGACGCAGACTAATAAATAAATATGAGGAGGCCCCTAAGTGGGCCTCTTCTTAACTAGGAATTATTATGGCAAGTGGCGATACAAATATAACTATATGTAACCAGGCATTAAATTTATTAGGAGCTGACGTTATAAGTTCATTTTCAGATACAAGTAACGATGCTGCTGCTGTATGTAATAATATTTACGAAACAATTAAAAGACAAACTCTATCTATGTATCCATGGAGTTTTGCATTAACAAAATTACAATTAACAAAATCTGGTACATCACCAATAGGAGAATGGGATAACAGATTTGATTTACCTTCTACTGCTGTAGCTGGTCAACCATTCCAGGTTTACAATACAGATGCAACAGGATCGATGCCTATAACAAGTTATGAATTACAATATACTTCTTCTGGCCCAGCTATCTTTACAAATGAAACAACAATTTATATTGATTACATAACAAGTGCTATCACAGAAGGATTAATGCCTTCATACTTTGTACAGTTACTTGTTTATATGATGGCATGGCATTTAGCAGAACCGGTAACAGATCAAACAACAAAGGCAGATTATTGGAAAAACATTGCTGTTGGTACTCCATCAGAAAGTGGCAGAGGAGGATATTTTAGACAAGCTGCAAATGCTGATGGTAGGGGAAAAACTTCTTACGCAATACATGAGTTTCCATTAACTGATGTTAGATAATGACAAGAGCTGTAACTATACAATCAAATTTTACAACAGGCGAAATAGATCCATTATTAAAATCAAGAATAGATATTAATCAATATTACAATGCATTAGAACAAGCTCGTAATGTTTTAATCCAACCACAAGGTGGTGCTACTCGTAGACCAGGCTTACAATATTTATCTGAAATACCTTCTGCTGCTAATCCACAAAATGGATGCAGATTAGTTCCTTTTGAATTTAGTACAACACAAAGCTATATGTTTTTGTTTGTACATAATCGTCTTTATATTTATCGAGATAAAAGTTTAGTAACCAATATTAATGGTTCTGGTAATGATTATTTAACAACTACTGTTGGATCTACAAATATTACAACAATGGATTATGCTCAATCAGCTGATACATTAATTGTTGTCCAGGAGGACATGGCCCCTAAAAAAATTACTAGAGGTGGATCTCATTCTAGTTGGACAATATCAGATATTAGTTTTGAGTATATACCTAAGTATGCATTTAATTTATCTACATCTAATCCTTCAGCTACACTTACACCTAGTGCTGTAGATGGCAACATAACACTTACTGCTGGATCTTCTGTTTTTGCATCCGGTAATGTACATGATTATGTTGAGGCAGCAGATGGAATAGGTAGAGCTAGAATAACAAGATTTGTTTCTGGTACAGAAGTAGAGGCTGTTGTTGAAATACCTTTTTTTAATACGTCTGCTATTGCAAGTGGATCATGGTTTATAGAAACTGATTATGTAGATGTGTGGTCATCAACTTATGGTTATCCTAGAACAGTAACTTTTCATGAGGGTAGATTATATTTTGGTGGTACTAAGTCTAGGCCCAATACAGTATTCGCATCTAGAGTAGCAAGATTTTTTGATTTTAATCCTGGTGAGGCATTAGACGATGACAGTATTGAAGTAACTTTAAACACAGGACAAGTTAATGCAATAACAGGAATGTTTTCTGGTAGAGATTTACAACTCTTTACCAAAGGTGGTGAATTCTTTTTACCACAATCAGATTTAGATCCAATCACACCCAGCAACATTGTAATACAAGGAGCTACTAAAAGGGGATCTAAAGAAGGTATCAAGCCTGTGGGAGCAGAGAGTGGTACTATGTTTATACAAAGATCTGGTAAATCTTTAAGAGAATTTTTATTTAGTGATGTAGAGTTATCTTACATATCAAATAATATTTCTTTATTATCATCACACTTACTTGTTACTCCAACAGATCTTGCATTAAGAAAAGCTACATCTACAGATGATGGTGATTTATTATTAATAGTAAATACAGATGGCAGCATGGCAACTTATTCTATTCTTAGAGGGCAAAACGTTATAGCTCCATCATTGTCAACTACTGATGGTGATTTTATAAATGTAGGTGTAGATGTTGATACTATTTATTGTGTAGTCAAAAGAACAATTAACTCTGCTACCAAATATTATGTAGAGGCTTTTAATGATGATAACACAACTGATAGCGCAACATTATTATCTGGTAGTAGTAAACCAAGTACAACTTCAGTAACAGGATTAAATTATTTAGAAGGAAAAACTGTAAAAGTTATTGTTGATGATGCAATGCAAAGTGATAAGACAGTTTCAAGTGGTGGAATAACATTAGATGCTGTACCTACAACTTATGTAGAGATAGGATTAAATTACACACCAACAATAAAAACTATGCCTGTAGAATTAAAATTACCTAGTGGAAATATTATTGGACAAAAGAAAAGAATAGTAGATGCAACTGCATTAGTTTATTTAAGTCAAAACTTAACTTTAGATACAAAAGATTTTCCTTTTACAGCTGCACAATTTTTTACAGGAAAGAAAAGAAGAAAACCAATGTTAGGTTATGATCGTGAAGGACAACTAACATTTAGTCAATCAGCTCCCCTATTCTTCACATTGTTAGGGATTGAGTACAAAGTGAGTGTAGGTCAATAATGTCAAATCCAATTTTCGCTGTCATTGCTGTAGCATCTGCTTTAGGTAAAGCATACGCAACATTATATTCAGCAGCTGCTACTAAAGCATCTTTAGATGCACAAGCAGATCTATCTAATTTACAATTTAAAGAAAAAAGAATTGAGTACAAAGAAAAAGGTGTAGAAGTTTTAAAAGAAACTAACAAAGCATTAGGTACTATTGTAGCAAGAGGTGCTGCTGGTGGGGCCTTAACAAATGAAGGATCTATATTAACTTCACAAATTGTTTCTTTAAGAGAAGGAGCAGAAGATTATTCTATTGCTGCTATTAACCAGGAGCTGACACAAAACCTGGGTATTATACAGTTTAATAATTTTAAGATAGCTGGTAAACAAGCAATGAAGATGGGTTATCTTAATGCTATCTTTGGCCTGGGTACTGATATAACAACTGCACAAGCAACCGGTGTCTTTGATAAAAAACCTCCAACAACACCAACAGGAACAACTAAACCAGGAGAATAATGGCAAAAGAAAGAATTAAATATAAAGGTAATTTACAAGGTGGTGCAATGGTCAATATACAGTTTCCTCAGTTTAGAGTTGCAGCTGCTGGTATGGATAGCCTTAATCAAAAATTAGATGCCATAAATAAGTTTGCTATTAAAAGATTAGATAAGCAAATGGAAGATGAAGGTATTAAATATGCAGCAGAAAATCCTGTATCAGTTGATCAATTCTTATCTGCTAATCCACAAGAAAAAAATAAAATGATAGAAGGTAATAAAAATACTACTTATGGAAATGCAATAAGAGCTACACAGTTAAGTTTACTTACATCACAAATTACAATGAAAGCACAGAATGATTTTGCAGATCTTAAAACTAAAGCATATGCATCAAATATGGATCTTGAAAGTTATACAAATGAATTGAATGCTATTGTAAATGGTTACAGCGATAGTTTGTTACAAGTAGATGGTGAGGCTAGTATTGTAGCAAATGCTAAACTAGCAACAACAGCAAACACTTACCTTACTTCTTACTCAGATAAATTATTAAAAGATTATAAAACTATGAAGGATGCAACTGTATTAAGTTACAGCGATCAAACATTAGATCTTATACCAGATATTATTAAAGGTGGAGCTGAACAAGGATTTCTAGATAGTAATGGTAAACCTTTGTTAGACCAGGATGGTAAAGAAATAAAAGTAACATTAGATAAAAGACTTGAGTTACAAAAACAAACAATAGAGGATGAGTTAATTGCAAATGGAATATCTCCAGAAAAATTATTACAATGGAGAAAAGATTGGGATGCTAGAGTAGATAGAGAGAAAGCAAACTTTTTATTTAGTGAGTACGTTGATACTCCATTTAATTACAAAGCTGGTACTAAACACGCAAACGATATTTATAAACAAGTAATGAATGGTAACTTTGGTGGTTATGAAAATCTAAAAAAAATATACGAAAGTTTACCAGAAGATAAACAAAAAGAATTTAGAGCAAAAGTTAAAGAATGGAAAACAAGTATTATTAAATCTGCTGAAGATGAAGATAAAGCATTAGTATTAGATAAAAAAGATGAAATAGATGATATTAAATTTAGATATTACAATGCAAGGGCCGATGGAAATTATAAAGAGGCAGAAGAAATTGTAGAAGAGGCAAAACTACTTGATAAAGATTTATATATAGAGTTATCTGAAAAAATAGATGCAGATGAACATGATGGTGATTTTACAAAAGATCATACAGATGATGGTCTAGGTTTTATAGATTTACAAGATGACTTAACAATTACAAAAGATCTTACTCATAAAAAAATACAAGATGCTTATGATTTAAGATACATAACAAAAGATCAAAAAATTAAACTAGATGCAGATCTAGAATTATCTAAGTCTAAAAAATTTCAAGAAGGTGAAAAGATTATGCGTAATGCTTTTGGTTATTCAGAGGCAAGTATGTTAAATATGTCTAAGAAAGACAGAGCTGCTGCTAATCTTTACAGAGAAAAGTCAAATGAGTTACTTGCATTTATGAGAGCTAATCCAGATGCTACAGCTCAAGACATAACTAATAAAGCATTAGAATTAACTAAAGGTGTAGAAACAAAACAATTAAAAGAACAAGATGTAAAAGAGCTTAAAAAAAATATTACATCTGGTGAGTTTCAATTTTCATCTAAATTATGGAAACCTTACTTACAAGAATTTTATAAAACAGCAGATGGTAGTGATTACAATCATGCAAATTACAGATCTGAATTTTTAGAAACAACAGAAGGTGTAGACAGATTAATTGTTGAAATGGAAGAATTAAAAGAAATACCAGAAGGTGAAATGCTTGATGACAGAATGGATTTTGGAACAGGCTTTTTAGATAATGTTTTTAAAAGACCAAGAGTAAATGGCAAACCTATAACAAATGAATTTATTGATAAATTTATAGAAGAATTACAAACTTACAAAACAGCATTACAGGAGCTTGAACAATAATGTCATCATTAGAAGAAAAATATTTAAATTATTTAGAATATAAAAATAGTGATAACGAATACAAGTTAACTGAAAATGGTTACGAGTTATTTGAAAATAATAAAAAATCTATATTGCAAAGTGTTAAAGACTACACAACAAATACTTTACAAACTTACAAAGATATAGGTAGCAAAATAAAATATTATAATGATGAGATTGGTACAGGAATATTAAGAGGTGGTACTAAACTTGTAGAAAGTGTTGGTGGTTTAGGTTTAGCAACATTAGAAAAATTAGATCTTGCTAGTGAAGGATCTGTACAAAAGTTTGGTGATTTTTTTGCTAAAGAAATTTATCCAAGGATTGGAGAAACAGAAACATTAGCTGGAGGATTTGCAGAAGGTATATCTCAATTCTTAACTCCAGGTCTAGGTTATTATAAATTGTTTGGTACTTTGATAAAAGCAAAAGGTGTTATGCCTTTTATTACAAGAGCATTATCAGCAGAGGCAGCAACTGTAGGTACAGCTCAAGTACCTATGGATCCAAACTTTGTAAGTTTTGTATCTGAAATGTTTGGTATAGATACAACACAAGCAGAAAGTTTAAGTAAAGAATTATTTAATTACATTGCTACTCCGGAAACAGAATACAATGCAGATACTGTATTCAAAGAAAAAATGAAAGCTATTATAGGTGATAGTGCATTAGGCCCATTAGGTGAAGGTATAATGTTATTCGGTAAATTATTTAAAGGTATGAAGAAACAACCAGAAATAGTTGAAGAGCTAAACAACAATATTAATTTATCTGCTGGATCTGCTATGAACCCAGAAGGGCCTTTAGCAAAAGAAATAGAAGAAGGTACTTTCTCATACAAAGCAGAATTAGAAGGGCCAGAAAGATTTGATGCTGTTATGATTATGGATAGTATTGAACCGGTTATTATTGGTACAGGAAAAAATAACAAAGTTAAAGTTGAAGATATAATTAATCATTTTGATCAATCTCCTAAACTAGATATTAAAAATCCAGATGATTTTAAATTAATGGTAGACCAGGGTGTTAAAGAAGTTACTTACCAATTAGATCAAAAAATTACAGGGGCCGGATGGTATGATAAAGATATTAAGATAGCTATGGAAAAATTAGATGAGATCAATCCTAAATTTAAAGGTAATGATCAGATTAAAGATCTAGTAGTATTCTTTACAGCTATTGCCTCACCAGGACAAAACGTTGGAATGGATTTTAAAGTTGCAGCGCAGATAGCAGACATTTATTTAGATACAGGAAAGTTCCCTACAACAAATCCTAATAGCCTTCGTAATGCAGATGACGTAATGGTTAAATTAGGTAAAGCTGAAATAGGTGAAGAAAAAGGATGGACACAAAGATCTCACCTAAAAGGACAAATAGAATTTGTACAGAAGTATGTTGATGCAAATGGATTAGATGCTTTCTTAGAATTTTTAAACACAACAACAACAAGAAGAGCATTAAATGAATTAAGAAAATCTTATGGAATGAAACCAATAGCTGGTGCATTAGATAAAGAAATCTATGGTGCAGATATGTTTGGCCCTAAAGTAAGTAAATTTATGCAGAGCTTAATGGGTACTTCTGATGAGGCTGTTCCAGATATTTGGTTTACTAGAGGATTTAATAGAAAGTCTGGTAACGTTTACACTATTAAAAAAGATGGTGTTAAAGCAAGTGCTGATCAACCAAGAAATCTTGCAGAACGTGAAATAATGGATAAATACATAGATGAAATACGAATACAATTAGAAAACAGTATAGGTGTTAAATTAAATAATCGTGACACACAGGCTGTTCTATGGTACTTTGAGCAAGGATTATATACAAAACTAGGAGTTAAAAGTGAACCAAAAAGTTACGCAGACGCAGCAACCACAATCATTGAAAGAAAAGCCAATGACATCGAAGGAGGCTTTTCACAGAGCAATGTTAGTAATGTTGAAGGCAAAGAAATCAAAAACTTTGCTACAGAAAACGAATACAAAAGTTTAAAAAAAACAAAGCCAAATAAAGAATTTGATGAAATAATTAATGGTACATTACCACATCAAGATCTTGTAGTTTTTAAAAAAAATACCCCAACTAGAATTAAAACAGCATACTTTAAAATTACAGATGATGTATCACCAGATAGATTAATGAGCATTCAAGAAAATGTTGTAGGTGCTGACATTTATAATAAATATGTAGATATAAATAAATCTGAAAAAAAATTAACTGCTTTTATGACATATGCTGCTAAAAATTATAATGAAGATGATTTTGAAACAATTATGAAAAAAGCCGGAATAGATGAAGATACTTATGAAGATTACATGAGTGCATACATATACAACAGGGAGATATTAGAATAATGTCAAAACCAGATTTTAAAATAGACACTATAGAAAACCAAGACAATTCTTATTTAAACAAAAAATTAGATAAGATAGCTGAAAATATTCTTCCTCAAGAAAAAGAAGTTATTGGTAATAGTAACAATGACCAGGTTATATCAGATAATGAGTTAATAGAAAAAACTAAGATCCTAGAAGAGCAAGAAGATAACGAAGTTTTAGTTGCATCTTTATTTCCTAAAAAATTTCCTAAACCTAAAAAGAAAGAAACTCATACAGACAAAACTCATGGCAGTACCATTGATGAGGCTGTAGAAAAACAACAAGAAATATTAGCTACTAAAGTTCCAGACAATCAAATGTTTGTTGTTGAAGAAGGAACAGGAAACATAATCTTTAAACAATTTAATGATGCCGAGTTAAAAATTATAGAAGAAACTATGCTTGATTTACAAGCTGGTAAATTAAAAATTAAAAAAGGTTCATTACAAACTACATTACGAAATGCTGATCATCCATCTCTATTTAAAGATGTTGCAACTTTTCAAGATTTCGTAGCTACTGTTTTTAAAGATAACATTGAAATTGCCAAACGAGGAAAAATGTCAATGGAAGAAATAGCAGCTGCTGCTGCTAAGTATGGCAGAAATGATATGTACATGAAAATATTAAAAAGAAAACCTGGTGAGCCATTTAATGCTGAAGTGGCTTACAGAGCTATTATAGAAGTTTCTGTAGCAAGAGCAGAGGTAGATAGACTTGCTAATATTGTTATGTCAGACAAAGCTACAGCAGCAGATGTAGAATTATTTTACAGAACGTTTGCATTGTATGGATCTTTATTTTCACAAACTGCTGGTGCATTATCAGAAAGTGGTAGAACACTTGGTATCATATCTAAAATGGATACTCCAAAAGTTGAGGCTATAGATGAATTAGCTAAAATATTAGAAACAATGAATGTAGATCCAACAGATGTAAAAGCTGCACAAAGAATTGCAAACGCATATTTAGAATTAGAACCTCATCAAAAATCTAAATTTGCTAAAGATGGAATTGTAACAAAATTTAGAGATGCCTGGGCAGAGATTTGGATTAACACTAGATTGATGTCACCAATCACACACACAGTAAACATTGCTGGTAACATAACATTCAATACACTTAGAATAGCAGAGTATGGTATTGCAGCTGGTTTGAATAAAATACCAGGACTTTCTTCAGCTGATGGTGTGATGTTTAATGAAGTTTTTGCTATGATCAAATCATTTAGATATGGATCTAAGTTAGCTATAGGTAATGCTTACTCAGCTTTTAAATCTGGAGAGAGTGTTACTAATAAATTAGATCTTAGAAAAGATAAAGCAATATCAAAAAGTTTAGCTGGTAAATATGAAGATACAGCTCTTGGTTCTTTTTTTGAATACATGGGTACAGTAGTTAGATTTCCTGGAAGAATGTTAGTTGCAGAAGATGAGATGATGAAAGGTTTTATATTCCAAATGGAATTAGAAAGAATTGCAACAAGCAAAATGAATTCATACATTAAAGAGTTTCCTAATGACAAAGCTGGAGCTGAGTTAGTTTATAAACAAACACTAGCAGATCCAGATAGTTCTACTGTTAAAGAAATACAAGAGAGTATGTTGGAAGGTACATTCCAAAAAGATTTACCTCCAGGAGTATTCTCTAAATTACAAAGCATTTTAAATGTACCAGAAATGAAAATGTTTGTTCCATTCTACAAAACTATTATGAACATTTTCTTTGAGAGTAACAAAAGAAATCCAGCTCTAGCTTGGTTATCTCAAGATGTACGAAAAAATATTTCTGGTAAAAATGGAAAGAAAGCTCAACAATTAGCTATAGCAAAACTATCAGCTGGTGCTACTTTGATGTATCAATTTGGTAGCATGGCATATGGAGCAAATGTTCATGATCAAGGATTAATGATTACAGGAATGATGCCTACAAGAAAAGCAGAGAGAGAGGCATTTATGAGAAAAGGATTACAGCCTTACTCAATATGCGTTATGGGTGAAGATGGTTTGTATGAGTGTACTTCTTATGCAAGATTTGATCCTGTATCTTCTTTATTGGCTATCTCTGCTGACTTTGCTTATATGGCTAGTAGACCAGGACAATACGAAGATCCTAATTTTGCAAACAACATGGAAAGTTTATTTAAAGCTGGATTAGCATCTATCTTCCCATACATCATGCAGCAACCATTTGCTCAAGGTATAACTGAGCTTGGTGCTTTATTTCAACCTGGATATGGAGATCCAGAAAATATGGCAACAAGATCATTAACACAACTTGTAGAAAAATTAACAGAAGTTACAGTTGGTATTGGTGTTAACCCTCTAGGTACTTTTGGAAACTACTTAACAAAACATTCTGATCCTAAGATCTATGACACAATGATAACAACTGACCAGGCATCCTGGTGGAGAGAAAATTTTGATGGAGATATACCAGCTCCTATTAGAGCATTCTACAAACAATTTAATAAAGCAATGCATCAATCACCATTCTTCAATCCAGAGTTAGAAGTAAGAGTTAATTTATGGGGTGAAGAAATGGTAGGCCCAGAGATGAATGTATTTTCTCCTATAAGAACAACTAAAGAAAAATATAATAGAGTTGATGATTGGTTAGTTAAATTAGGTTTAGGTATACCAATGCCAAAAGCATTTATTGGTGGAATTCCATTAACATCAGAAGAGTACAAAGGAATTATTAAATACATGAATTCCGATATTGATGGTGAAGGTACAATGTTAGATGAGATGTTAGATCTTATAGACAATGATCCAGATTGGGAAGAAATGTTAGCTGGAGATAAATTACAAGCATTAAAAGATATTGTTTCAAATAGAAAACAATTAGCTATAGAAAACTTTTTAGAGAACAATCCTGTGTTTAATGACAAAGTAGAATTATTAAAAGAAAGAGTAAACAGGAAAGGTAAGAGATAATGGTATTTTTTTGTTCTACTATACAAAACGACAACAGAATATTAGGAATAATACATGGCAACATTTAGTGTAAACGATACAGCAAGAAGGGTACAATCTATTGTAGGATCTAGTAATAGAGCTGGGCCTTATACTTTTAACTTCCAGGTAAATGCTACGTCTGAGTTAAAAGTATACCAGAATGATACAGAGCTTACATTATCTACTCAATACTCTGCTGCTCTTAATTCTGATGGAACAGGATCTATAACTTTTATAGATAACTCTGGATCCGGAGGTACTGATTATACTCCAGCGCAGAATGATCGTATTACTATTATTGGTGATCAACCATTGTCCAGGACTTCTGTTTTTACTACAGGATCTGTTATTACACCAGCAGCATTAGAAACTGATTTTGATAATGTAGTTATTAGACAACAACAATTAAAAGAAATTACAGATAGATCTATTCAATTAAAACCTTCTACTGCTAGAACAGTAACAGGAACAGGAACCAATGGCCCTGTATTTTTTCCAGAGTTAGTAGCTAATAAATTATTATCAGTTAATAATTCTGGTGATGCATTAGTAATGACATCTGAGATTGGATCTTTTAAAGGTAATTGGTCTGCAAGTACAAGTTACTTCCAAAGAGATATTGTAAAAGACACTTCAACAAATAATATTTTTATAGCTAACGCAGATCACACATCTTCTGGATCTCAACCCTTAACTACAAATACTGATAGTGGTAAATGGGATTTATTAGTGGATGCTGCATCAGCAACTACATCAGCAACTAATGCTGCCAACTCAGCAACAGCAGCTGCTAATAGTGCTACCCAGGCTGCAACGTCAGCTACGAATTCTGCTAACAGCGCAACTGCATCTGCATCATCAGCATCAACTTCAGCATCTGAGGCTACAGCAGCAGCAAATAGTGCAACAGCAGCAGCAGCATCAGCTACAAACGCAGCTGCACAATTAGATACTTTCCAGGATCAATATTTAGGAGTTCAATCATCAGATCCAACAACTGACTTAGATGGTGATCCTTTGACTTCCGGAGATGCTTATTATAATTCTTCGACAAATAGTTTTAAAGTTTACGATGGATCACAATGGAGAATAGCAACAATAGATACTTCTAGTTTTGCAACAACAGGACTAAGTATAGCCATGAGTGTGGCATTGTAAGAAAGGAGAATGAATGGCACAAAATTTTAGAAACCAATTAACACATACTGCAATAGGTACTAGCTATACTGATATTCTTACTCAGCTAGATAGCTTTGATACTTGTGTGGGTATTAGATTAGTTAATGTTTCATCAACATCTATTAACGTAACTTGTGCAATAGAAAATAGTTCTAATACAACAGAGCTAATTGTTAATGCACCAATCCCAGCTGGATCTTCGTTAGAATTGATTGATGGTGGAGCTAAGATAATTTTAAAGTCTGGCGATAAAATAAAAGCTAAAAGTGATACAGCATCATCACTAAAAGCTATTGTCAGTTTTATTGATGCTATTAGTTCATAGGAGTTAATATGGGTTATATCGGACAACAAGTATTTACAGGAGTTATAACTAGCTCTGATAGTATAGATGCTGGAGTTATTGAAGTATCAGATCTATCTTCAACAGCACAAGACGAGCTAGGTAAAATAGATTTATATGGTTTTACTAAAACTAATGGATCTGGAAATCAGAAAGAAGATTTAGTGTTAACTAAAACTGCTGGAACAGATAATATATCTGTAGCTAACAATGATACTACACAATCAGATTTGTATGATGAAAGTTTTTTTGCAAAGAAAGGATTAACATTTACTGTCAATAGTGATGGTGAGTTGGAGGTAACAATCTAATGGCCCTTACAAGATTAGGTACAAAAGCTGTAGAAAGTTCTTTAACAAATATTACAGACCAAGGAACAGAGGGTAGTAGATTAGCAATCGGAACAACCGGACAAAGAGGATCTACACAAGGTCAATTTAGATTTAATACTTCTCTTAGTCTTGCAGAATATTATGATGGTAATGCATTTAAAATTATAGATAGTCCACCAACAATTTCTAGTATTTCACCAACAACAGTAACAGATGCAAATGCTAACATTACAATTCTTGGAAGTGGGTTTGCAAGTGGAGCAACAGTAAAGTTTGTTGGAAGTGATGGAACAGAATTTTCATCCCCAAGTGTTACAATAAATTCAGCTACACAAATTACAGCTACAACACCTAGTTCAGCATTAACTGTAGCTAAAGAACCTTATGATATTGTAGTTACTAATAATTCTGGTTTATTTGCTATTTTAGCTGATGGATTAGATGCTGGTGGTTCTCCTACTTGGAATACCTCTGCTGGTACTATTGCAACTATTGGTGATAATGCAACCGGAACCCATGTAACAGTTTCAGCAACAGATCCAGATAGTCAAACCATTACTTACTCTGTTCAATCTGGTTCTTTACCTGGGGGTACAAGTTTAAATACTTCTACCGGTGCAATATCTGGAGATGTAGCTGATGTTACTAATTCAACTACAAGCACATTTACTTTAAGAGCAAGTGATGGTGTAAACAATACAGATAGAAGTTTTAACATTGTTGTAAATCCAATATTAGATGGTTCATCAGCAGCAAAAGCAAACACTTCAGCAGCAGCAATTAAAACTGCAAGTGGAACAACAACAAATGGTGGTTACTATATTATTGATCCAAGTAATAGTTCAAATACAATCTATGCATATTGCGATATGAATTTCGATGGTGGTGGATGGATGTTAGTTCATTCATCAAGAGGTAGTACATGGGATGGTAATACCGGTAATCAATCATTAACAAATTTTTATAACAGTTCTCATTACGCAGAATACACAAGTGGAGAACCTCAAGACATTTATTCTAAACTAAGAACAAATTTTACTTTTACAGAATTATTAATTCAATGGACAGCTAACGCAGATATGAGTGGTGCTACAAATGCTACAAGACCGGTTTATACTATGGGTTCACAAGGTAGTTTAATTGGTATAAGTGCTAATCAAACATTTAATAGAAAAAGTGGAAATACCGGTGCATTACCTACATCTGGTTTTCAACAATTAGGAGCTTACAATGCTGGTAAATTATATTATAAATTAGCGACATCATCAGATCACAGAAATTTTGTATTTTCTAATCACACTAATAGCGACAACAATCAAGGTGGTTTTTATGGCTGGAGTGGACAACACAATAGTTATGCTTGGGGTTCATCTTTTAATCAAACTTGTTTAACAGTAGCTTTTTATATTAGATAATTATGTTTAAAAAAATTATAATAAAAGGAAATAAAAATTAAAGATGCCATACATAGGAAGAAATTTACAAACAGGGGAATACAAGCTCATAACATTAACAGAGAGCTTTGATGGTAATAGAACAGCCTTCACTATGTCAGAGAGTGTACCATCTGAAAGAGTGCTTATGGTCATACTGTCTGGGGTACTCCAGCATTGGGGAGAGGCCTTTACTGTATCTGCAAATAAATTAAATTTTTCTGCTGCCCCATCAAATGGCGAAACAATCAAAATTTTAAAACTAGGAGATACTTTAAATATTGCTACTCCATCCCAGGGTACAGTAGGTACTGCTCAACTATCTACATCCGGAATATCAGCTGGTAAAGTATTTAAAGTAAATGATGCTGGTAATGCCTGGGAGTTAGG